CACATGAACCCAATTGGCCATTGTGCCGAATGCGAACAACTGGAGTCCCAAATGAGTATCCCATATTACACTGAGATCGTCGAATATTTGACGGCCTTGGAAGATGATTGGGTACAATGGGCTTCTGATTGTAAGCGAGCCACGCTAGAGTCTGATGAAGGCCAGGTTATTGTGGCGTACCTCATGAAGAGGGCGCTATATGCTGCCTTGCTAGAATTATTTAAACCATATGGATCTGCAATTGTATGTTTCATTTTGTGTGGCTTTTTAGCTGATGCTAGACTGTTTCTCTTGTCTTTCCCTGTCCTATATCATTTTTGTTTGGAAGGGAAGAAGGTTTATGATGAGATTAGAGAGCAAGTCATTGAAGAGCAATGCCAAGTTACAAGACCATCTGAGCGCTTTATGAATATTTCTTGGGCAACCAAGAAAAGGATTATTACCGCTCTAAGTGTTATTGGACTTTGGAAGTTGTTTGGTGTCTTGGTTTCGAAGTGGAAGGAATTCCCTAAGAACCAAGCAGCACCTTACGTGAAATTGGCACCTGATGCGAAGCCCTATCAAAAGGAGACTGAGTTTTGGGATACACGTACTACTGAACAAAAGTATCAGTTTGGAGATGCAGGTGTGACAGACATTGCCAGGTCAGTTACTCCCGATCGAATCGAAAATGTCATTGGCAAGAGATTGCTGATGATTACTAAGGAAGACGGAACAGCGTGTGATGCGCTGCCGCTCAAGTCTAATGTATTTTTGATCCCTAACCACTTTGTTGGAAAGAAGACCGAGTACATTACGGCTGTTAGAGTGGGTGGACACACATTCAAAAACATCCCGTTATCTGCAGACATTTGTGAACGCATCCCAGGAACCGATCTTGCTATCTGGTACAGTCCATGCATGGGCTCCCAGAGAGATATTACTGCTTTTTACCCACTGGAGATTAGCGAGGAGAAGAAACTCGAAGTCTTTACTCTGTACAACAGAACAGGTGAGTTAGTCAAGTTCGCCAAGATGATGGCAGTGAGACAAAAGATCACAACAACCGATGGTGGCCGTTTCAGTGGCCTAAAGTATACATTCCCGGAAGAAACTTTCGGCGGATTATGCATGGCTACACTTATTGGAACTGCAAAGGGAACACCCTTTATTGCAGGTCATCATTTAGCAGGCAGAGCCCATCAAGGTGCTGCTGGATTTGTGACAAGGACACAGATTTTGGATGCTATTGCTCGTTTGGAAGAGCGTCCAGCTGTGTTTACGTCGCATTCATCAACCCCCATTAAAACATCAGCTTATGGTGTCTCATATGGGCCTTTGACTGCACCCAATCCAATGTGCCCTACTAATGATCTATCAATTGATTCTAAGATTAAAGTACATGGTGCACACACCATGCCAGGGGCAAACAACACTAAAAGCAAAGTGGTGACTTCAGTTATCTCCGCTTCAGCTGCCAGGATTATGGGCATCCCTAAGATGCACGATAA